CCATCTATGTCAAATTTATTATCCAACTAACTCTCTCCAATTATCAGGAAGATTAAGTGTGATTACTAAATCATTCTCAACCCAAGCTATAACATCATCTAAAAAAATAGACATCTCTTTTGTATTAAGTTCTGTTGTCGATTTTAACACCAGTCTTTGCTTCTTAGCAACCTCTTCAATTCTAGTCTCAAGAAATTCTGACTGGCAATGTACCTTTATAGCATCTTTAGTGTTACCAGTCTCCATTCTTATTTGGTCTACAATACTGTGATACAATTTATTTTGTTGTAAGCTCCGGGTCATTTTGTGTGCTTTAATAGTTATGACAGCTTCATCTTCACTAGTATTCTTAAAGAAACTTCTAGTCATGCCCTCTACTATATCAGCTTTAGGTTTGTCTCTCTTTAGTATTCTAGTTAATGTCTCATTCATAATTTAAAATTTTGTAAGAATAAGGTAATAATAAATCTTCTTTAATTAGATACGCATCTTTTGCCTCAGTATCCCCATTACCAACAAACGTTCTAAATTGTAAGTTGTTTTCTATGATGCAATCTTTAATTCTATCTCTTGCTATAAAAATATACTTAGTATGTGTAACAAAAACCCATGTCTTAGCCTTACTAGTTATTAACGCAGAAGGTTTACCATACATTGCAATCTCTACGACTAAATTCCCTGTGTACTTACTTTTAAAATCTTTCTTAACCTCATAACTTTTGCCATTCTCAGGAACAATTATATCCATTTCTTTACAGTAACCCGGAATGATAACAGCACTAGGATATTGTTTCTGTATTAACTTTAGAACATCTTTTTCTGCATTGTGTCCGTCTTCTAAATCCTCCTTAAAAGTATTCATTTAGTCAAAAGGAGTTCTAGGTGGTGAAGCTGACTCGGAATAATACTCATCAACCAATAAAGACCTGACTAACTGTCTCTTGGTTCTAGTTATAGCAAACTGAGCCATCTCTTTAATAAAGTGCGGCTTGTAGTATGGATGTTCTAACGTGTCATAAAGCGCATGACATGCATGACAACCGTAAAAACCTATGTCATTACCATGACTATCTTTAGCTTTAATTCCAACACCTGAAACGTTTTCATGACAGAAGACCACGTTTTCATTATTAACACCTGAGTCACAGACATCAGAGCGAAAGGTACATGCTTTGTGACGAGCTGATTTAGTTATTGCGTTTTGTTTCATTAAATCCCCAATCTATTAATTGTCCAATGACATCTGCTACACAATATACCACAGCAGTATCTGAGCCAGCATCCTCTAACTTTTCAATCATAATTTTTTGATTATCTGTCAACCTTCCAGCCGGGTTGCTATCTGTTTTAGGTCTCTTCACTTCTAAAAAAAATGCAATGCCTGACATAAGAAGACATAAATCAGGGATACCACTTTTAACACCCTCTGCTCTAAACTTACCAGCTTCAGATTTACTGCGCTTACCACCATTCGGAATAGCAAAATAAAAAATCTTCCGCATATCTAAATACTCACATATAGCTTTTTGTACTAGGTGTTCATCATTTTTCATTTCGTATCTTATCCATTATCATGGTAGATTTAAGCTGGTCACACAATCTAATAATTTGGTTTTCCAGTTCACCTTTTAATTTCTTATCGTCAAGCTTACCTAACAAAGTCATTAAAGAATGAATAGTCTCAGCTACCTCATCCTTCGACATTACGTTGCAGATTTTCTTCAGCTCCTAAATAATTTGAAACTCCATAGATTGCCCAATGTAGCTGTTGTTTGTTTGCGGCGATACGATGAGTTAAACCTGACAGAGAACATCCAAGTAAAGTAGCACATTCTTTCTGTGTTATGCCTAACCTTTTAATTTCTGCTGGGATTGAATGATAATAAATAGCTTTCTTCATAATAAATATATATTGAAAAAGATTTAATTATATCACCATAGATAACTTTTCTTAGTTGGTTTAACATTTATTATTCTCCCTGAACGCACTCCACTTCGTTCGTTTGTCTGCTCGGTGCTAAAGCACCCAAGCTACTCTTCGGTAGAGCTTAGGAATAAATTCCTTTTTTTTAGAGCTTTTAATCTTAGCTCTTAACTTATCGGGTAATTCCTGAGCTGGGAGTTTCGGAGCAAAGAAATCCCTAGCCTACAGTCAAGTAAACTAGAGATTCATTCATCGGTATAAGTCCTTCGCAGTATTATCCGTATGCCTAATTCCAATACAACTAATTAGGTCAGAGTCATCGCTACCTTGTAATAGGTACTCAGCCTTCTGCACTCTGCGCTTAGATTTATTAGCCTCCGAGGTGGTTACCAGCATAAAGGTTCTTATCTAAACATCAATCAACAGCTTCTTGGAACACATAGCTGAATCTCTTTTTTTTACTGTAGTGAGTGAAACCGAAGTCAGACATATCTACAGTCGTATCCTGATAGTTGCCTTCTGAACTGAAAATGGTATAATCTTTCATAGAACGGTGGGGCAAACACCAGTTTAGAAAATGCTTAGAGCTTCAATCACTCTAGGCATTTTTGCTATCTAATCTCTTAAATAACTCTAAACCAAGAACACAAATCATACCCGTAGATTAAATCTAGGTCAAACTATTTTAATTTATTTTTCTATTTAATTACACAGAACGTATCTTATATGATATAATGACTGCGTCATTGAGACAAACGGTGGCACTTTTAACTTAAACAGGAGATACAATGAACGCATTTGAAAAATATAATAAAGAACAAAATAAAGAAATTACAAAAATGCTTGCAAAAGCTAAACACGTTTTTGCTTGGGCTATGATTTCTGGTCATGAGGGTCTTTACCTTGAAACTAAAAAAGGTTCAGTTAGACAAGGCTTGTTAGACAATCCAAATTGGTTCGATGTTAACAATTTTGATTTAAGAACTGACGGAAACCTTTACATAAACTAAATTTAACCGGGGAGGGCAACCTCCCCACCAACTAGGAGATGTATGAATACAAATATTAAAATTACTTTAACAGATACTCAGCGCGACCATATTAAAAACCTACTTGATGGTAAGACATCTACAAGGTTAGCCACTAGACAAGACGTTAGTGGTTTGGTTGAAATGTTTATTGACCAACTAATAGATAGCAACATGACTGAGCCTAAGCAGATTGTCCAAGAAGCTGTAGAAAAAGTTAGCGGCTACAAGTTCTATGCTGGCGGTCAAGAAGTTAGCTATGACAAGTGGATAGACATCCCATGCGATGACTGCGGATGCATGGTTTCAGTTGCTGAGAAAGTTGCCCAAGCTTCTGTCTAATTAAATAGTTCTTGACAAACAGTCTAAGAGCTGGCATAATTACCTCGTCATTGAGACACACTTGATGGCGAGACAAACTTTTAACTTAATAGGAGATACACAGATGGAATTAGTAAATGAATATAACGTAGTAGAAGAGAGAGTTTTATTTACTGGTGGTGACGCAATGTTAGTACCAACACACAAAGCTATTGTTAATGACGATGGCACTCCAATCGCAGTCGTAGGTAAGAACTATAACCTAGTTCAGAATGCTGACATCATGCCTCAGTTCCACGAAGTTATTTTAGCTTCTGATTTAGACAGGACTGACATGACTAAAGACATCCAACAGTCTCACATGGGTGCTAAGACTATTGTTACTTATACTTTCCCAGCTCACAGGATTGAGATTGACACAGGTGACTTTGTTGACCTTAAAATTATGGTGCTTAACTCTTACGATGGTTCTTGGAAGTTTATGTCTATGGTAGGAGCTGTTAGACTGGCTTGTATGAACGGTCAAGTAATTGCTGATGCATTCTCTGAGTATAGTGCTAAACACACAAGAAGCTTAGACGTTGACGTTGCAGTAGCTAAACTTGAGACAGCTCTTATAGTCTATACAAAAAATACTGAGCTTTGGAAAAAATACCCACAGTCTCCAGTTACTAATGCAGAAGCTACTAAAATTTTTCAGAGAGTTGCTGGCAAAAGTGATAGACTTGAGCTTCTACTTGAAGAGACTTACCTAAAGTATGTTAATGAGATGGGTAAGAATCTTTGGGCAGTCTTTAATACTTTAACTGACTGGTCTAGCCACGCGAAATTTAAGAATGAGGCTAACAAAGTTGCTACTATATACAATCGTGAGGCTAAGGTAAGAAAAGCTATCCCTATGCTTAATGAGTTGCTTGTAGCATAACTTCTCCAATAAACGTAAGTAACGTTTCCCCCCGGACTTATTCTCCCGGGGGTTTTTTTTAACTTATTTGTTCTGTTTAATTAAATAAAGCTTGACAAGTACCTCAATTGTGATATAATACTCTCAACAACAACATAACTTTAACTTAAAACTAGGAGATACAATGAACACATTAGATATTATTAACAACCAACTAGATGACATCGAGATTGCTAGACTTGACGCCCAAGAGCGTATGCATAAAGGTGAGGCTCGTAGAGCTATTTTACAAGATGCATTTAACAGGTCAGTACTTAGAGCTGAAAACATAGACCTAGCTGGTAACGTTAACTGGAATTTTGTTGATGCTGATTTACATTTAGATGGTCTTGAGCCAACTCAAGGTGAATTTTCAACTATGGTTTCACGATGGGAAGATAAAGATTTAGCAAGAATAGAAATTGCTTTCCGTAACTCTGAAGCAAAACTTGAAGAAATTGAAACAGGATTTTTTAAATAATTTTTATCCGGGGGGTAACTCCCCCCAACTACCTAGGAGATTTATGAGACCAAATAAAAAAACAAGAATTTATATTACACATGATGACGAATTTAAACGTTTTGCTAGACAGCCTACTTATGACAAATATTCATTCAATGGTTGGTTTTACAGGGGTTACGTTATTTGTCGTGGATATGAAATTAATCCACAATCAGTATTTGAAAAAGACACTTGGTTTCGTTCTGTTGAGCCTTATCATGGTGAAGCTATTATGGACGTTGAGTTCAAAACTGAGCATGCTGGCTGGGAAACTATTAACTGCATCATGGATAACGTTGATGATGCTATTGACCAAATTCCTATGGACAAGCACGATGGTGTACATTGGATGGTTGGTTTTCGTACAGGCAACCAAACAGGTTCAGTAAGAATGATTGTGCCTTTTTGGGGCGTTGATGACGCTAGAAAATGGGTCATGGATATGACTGGACATTACGTTGGAAGCATGACTAGAGTTTTTATGGGTGAGCAACCGCGAGTAATCGCAAAGGATGGTAACTATGACTATTAATACTACAGATGTATTGGTCACGCTATTGAATGTAGCAGACTACAGATGGAATGATAAAGAGATGGTGTGTGTGTCGTTATGGGGTGATGAAGACAAAGCTGAGACTGAGCGTTCAATATTGCAACAGAACGGTCTCAAGCTAAGTCATGTACGTCACCTTGAAACACTTGGAATAATGAGTCACATGGTTCTCGATGACATGGCTGTAATAATCAATTTACATTACGATAAAGTTTTAGCTAACACTAATTACTCTGAAGAGTATTTGTTAAACCTAGGTTGACTTTATATATCGTTTATGATATACTCACTTCGTGATTGAATTAATCACATAACTAAATAGGAGAAGTAAATGGAAAATTTTAAACAAGATGATGACTTTCAAACTGAATGGGAATCTAACTTCGATTCTGCTAGAGATAATTGTTTGACTGAGGTTGATAATATTCTTATGGAGGTTGAGCATTTAGTTGACGATATTAATCAAACTGTCAATGTACAGGATGTTCTTACACTAGCTGATGCTATCAACAAGGTGGTAAATCTTCGATATTACAGTTTTTATGCTCAAGTCTATGGCAAGCATCAAGACTATGAAGAAACCTTTGACTATGACTTTACAGCGCAGATTAAAGATGTGCTACAAGATGAACTTTCTTTTGAACTAAAACTAGGAGCGAAATAATGTCTGACATTAATGGAGTGGAAAGAACTTACGCTAACAAAGACCACTATGATTTTGAAGGTGGTGAATACATTGAAACAGAAATCTTAGAAGCTATGCAAATTAAGGAGAATACTATCAGTAACCAAAAAGAACAGGTCTTATCTTACCTTAGGACTAAAGGAAGTATTACACATCGTGAAGCTGAAGACACATACAGCATCACAAGAATAGCGGCTGTGATATTTGATTTAAAAAAATTGGGTCATCAGTTTGTTGAGCCTACTCAAATAATAAAAGGCACTAACAAATTTGGTACACCATGTACTTGGGCAAAGTATCAATATCTTGGTACGAAAAATATGGATAAAAGACTTGACAAGGAGATTATATAATGGCAACAGTTAAAACAACTAAGGTACAAGGCGGAGCAGATTATGCCATGGTGGTTAATCGTGTTCATAAGTTTAAAGAGATGTACGAGAATGGACAAATTCTTACTGAGATAGTAACAAACAAAGATGGGCAAGTAATTTTTAAAGCTCATGCTGTTGTTGATGGAGTTATTAGAGGTACTGGTCATGCGAAAGAAGACATGGGTTCTAGTAACATCAACAGCACGTCTCATGTAGAATGCGCGGAGACTTCCGCAATAGGGAGGGCGCTGGCGTTTGGTATCGGTTTAATGCCAAGCGGTCAAATTGCCTCGTATGAGGAGGTTGAGAACGCTAAATTGCAACAGTCACACATTGCTGTACATGAATTAACTATGGCGTCAGCAGTAGCGTACATATCTCAAGCTTTATCAATGGCTATTGAAGAAGCAGATGAAGAAGGAATATTAGAAGTGCTTACTAATTTTAAAGGTAACGTACCTCTCAAGTCTGCTGTATGGAAAGAACTACGGTCTGATGAATCTGCATATATGACTGAACGTGCGGTTAAAATAGCTGATGAAGCTAAGACTAAGAAAGAGGATAAGCTTGAACGTATTGTAAAATTTGCCACAGCAGAAGCGCAAAAGAACTCAGAGGTGTAGCACCTATGCTGAAGTCGGGGTGTCCTAGCCTCGTAAAGTTAAAACAAACGCTACCGATTGGTTACCGTTAAGTAACCACCTAATTTAATATAAGGAGATGTAATGGTAAATAAAGTAATATTGATTGGTAACCTAACCAAGCCAGCAGAAATTAAAAACACGTCAAGTGGCGGAGTAGTAGCTCTGTTAAATTTAGCAACAAATGAATCTTGGGTAGATAAAAATTCCGGAGAAAAAAAGACCTTGGCTCAATACCATCGTATAACAATTTTTAATAAGCTTGCGGAAGTTGTACAAAAATTAGACCTTGATACAGGTACGCAATTGTACATAGAAGGACAGCTAACTCACCGAAGTTATGATGCACCAAACGGTGAAAAGAAATACGTGACTGAGGTAAAGCTTTCCGGCTTTGGTTCTGAGTTAAAGATTTTATCTAAGAAAGCTAACACGCAAGCTCCAGCTCAACAAATTGCTGATGCTCCAGCTTCTATTACCCCGGTTGCTACTGAGGAGTTTGACGATGACATCCCATTTTAAAATATTTGCATTTTTAATTGTGTTGCCATATGTTGCAATATCATTAACAATGTCCGGCTGTAGTGCATTACAAGAAAAGCATGATTCATTGTTAATACCACCTGATGTTATAGGTGATGACCAATTAATCTGCTCAAGCGAAAACATGACGTTATGTTCAGGTTTTCTTACCCAAAAAGATATAGATAAGGAGAAATAATATGACTAAATTACGCCCATACTGGAGTAAATCGCTGAACATACAGCACATTACAGAACACTTTACTAAAGCTCAACTTGAAAAAAGACTTAGAAAAAAAGGTGTAGAATTAGATAAAAGAAAGTCTATGGCAAATCTTATAGAAGAAAACTATGACATTCTTAATTGAAACTACAGTTCCATTGCTTGCACTAATTGGTACAGGACTGGTTAGTGCTGG